TTTTGTTTCCTTTTATTTCAAAGGAAAATATATAAGATATGAGAGCTATAACTGTATTCGAATCGCAGAATTTTACTCGTACCGAAGATATAAAAACTAATATGGGTATCGGTATGTGGGGTCAAATTCACCAAATTTGTCAAAATAAAGGTAGAAATTTTGACAAAAAAAATTTATTACAAATGTTTTTAACTTGTGCTTCTGAAGATCGAATAGATCTTATGGATTTTATTCTTTCAAAAGGATTAGATATAAATGGGAGTGATTCTGAAATACTTCGTGTTTTAGCATGGATGGAAAAAATAGAGTTAGGAGCTTTCTTAATAGCAAATAGGGGAGCAGATGTAGAAAAAGCTATAAAAGTTGCCCAAGATAAACATGAATGGAAAACAGAAAGAGCACTTGAAGAAATGAAAGAGGAAATAAAAGGGCAAGATCCTAAGGTTTAGATGATCAAAAAATTTACATTAAATGAGGGCTAAGAAAAAATATTATTTTATCTATATGACCAAAAATCTCATTAATGGTAAATCCTATGTTGGAGCTCATTCAACAGATAATTTGGATGATAATTATTTAGGATCTGGCGTATATTTAAAAAATGCTTTGAAAAAATATAAAAGAAAAAACTTTGTTCGGGGAATATTAGAATTTTGTTCTCAAAATGATTGGGAGGAAAAAGAACAGTTTTGGATTAAAAAGATGAATACTGAATATCCTCTAGGATATAATTTAACACTTGGGGGGGAAGGGGGAATTGGAAAAATATTCTTCGAGCATTCAAGAGTTTTAATGAGTAAAACCCGGAGAGAAAGAAATCTAGCAAAGGGAAAAAATAATGGAATGTATGGAAATAATCATTCTTTATCATCCAAACAAAGTATGAGCAAAACCCGAAAGGAAAGAGAGGTTGCAAAAGGAAAAAATAATGTCCGTTTTGACCATAATATTTATACATTTTGTAATACATTTACGGGTGAAAAATTCACGGGGCATAAATATGATCTTGCACAAAAAATTAATTCAAATTCTTCCGCTCTAAATTCTCTAATTAAAGGATATAGACATCAACATAAAAATTGGATTTATGAGAGCCAAAACAGTTAATCAAATAAAAAAAGCCTACTGCTTCGACTTTGACGACACTTTAGTAAAAACTGATGCAAAGGTTTATGTTTATAAACAAGGAAAAATGATTAAATCATTAACTCCTGAACAATTTAACCATTACGTAAAAGCCCCTGATGAAGAAATAGATATTTCTGAGTTTAAAGATCCTAGATTAATTCTTTCAGCTAGAAAATATAAGATGTGGCCAGCATTACAAAATATGAATAATGCTATTCGCCAAGGAAGAAGTTCCTCTGAAATATTCATACTTACAGCTAGATCTGCCATAGCTCAAAACCCTATTTATAATTTTCTTAAGGCAAATGATATTTTTATCCCAGAGGATCATATTATTACAATAGGTGATGATATAGGAGAAATAAGTATACCAGAAGAAAAGAAGAAAGTACTTAAACAACTTCGATCCCAGTTTGATGAATTAACATTTTTTGACGATAATCCTAAAAATATCGAATTAGCAAGAGAAGTCGGCGGAATTCGTACTCGCTTAGTAGATAGCGTGAATATATAAAATAAATTAAATAAAATCAATATGGCTAAAGTAAAAATGGTAGCAGAATCTCTTAATGAGAGTATGTATGCAAGATTAAATGAAGAAATGAATGCAGTTTCTGAATCCATTCTTAATGACTTCATGTCTGGTCTCAAAAAGGCTTTTGCTGGTTTAAATAAGCAATATGAAGCTCTTGATAAAAAAAATGATAAAGCTGTCAGAGAATTTGCATGGGATGTTGCCCTAAAAACTTATGTTGCTGATGCACCAGAAGCTGGAAGAAAATCCCTTAAAATGTGGGCTCAGAAGGCTCCTCTAGAAATGCTTGTTAAGTTTCTTGAAAAGGCTGCAACAGATAAATTTTATGGAAGAACTTCTCCTACTTATGTTCAGGGTAAACTTCAGGTTGGTTGGAGACCTATGAAAGAGATCAAACTCGGAAATCCTTTTGCTTCAGGCGGAACTAGCGGACATACTGTTTCAGGAGGAGTTTAAAAAATCCTGACTTTATGGCTGGAACTCGTGGAAAATTTGTAAGAAGTCGTAATCCTATAAGAACCTTGGATCTGGGTATTTCTAATAGGATCTTTCAATCTTGTGGCAAACCTTATCAAGAGGGAGGAGGATATTCTTTCAATTATTATGGTGCAGAAAATTGGATGGATATTATAAAATGGCTTTTGGATCATGGCTATAATGCTGAAGAAACTGAAGAAGTTATGAGAAGTAAACTTATGAGATGGGCTTCAGACAATGCGGGTCATTCAGACGAAGATTGTACTCTAGAAGATTTTCTCAAATTTAATAATGAACCTGCTGAAGGAGGAAAAACTCAGGTAGACAATTTTTTGGATGAATATTTTCCAGATTCATCAAGAAAAAATAGAATCATAAATGAAAATGTTGCTGCACCTATGGCAACATTAGTGAATACACCAGGAATGGGTAATGCCGTACCTCCCCAGCAAGCCGCTACAACCGGAAATCAATTTTATCAGCCAGCTACCAAAGGATCCGGGGATTTATGGGGTGGTAAAGGGAAGCAAAGGAAAAAAAGAAAGGGAAGAAAAATTAAATTAGTTAAAGAATCTCTTAATGAGGAGAATATAAATCCTTACGATAAATTAGGGATGGCTATGGCTAAGAAAATGGGCATCAAACCTCCTTTTAAAAAGAAAAAGGATAAGAAAAACCAAAATTCAATGTCTCAGCAAGTATGAAAAAGAAATTAGTAAAGGAATCATTGGAAGAACCTATTGTAATGGAATCTATAAAAATGGGTAATCACCAATATGATGTTTTCAAAATAGGATCTCTAACAAAAATATTTGCTGGAAAAGATGGGATTCTAGGAAAAGATGGGGAACTTATTTCTTGGGATATAGTTAAACAATTAATGCAAAAATTTAACGTTAGATAAAACTTTTTTGCCTCCGCTGATTATAATATCTAAAAGTATATTATGATCGAAACAATTAAATTTCTTAAAACTCGTTCTGTTAAATCCCCATCCAGAGCAAACAAATATGATGCTGGAATAGATTTTTATGTTCCGGAATTTACCGAGGATTTCTTAAAAGATCTTCAAGAAAAGAATCCAGATATTTTAATACAGCCCGTTTCCATTGTGTTGATGCCTGGACAAAGAGTATTGATCCCTTCGGGGATTCATTGCCAGATGGCCTCTCCTCATAGAGCTCTTATTGCTGCAAATAAATCAGGTGTTGCAACAAAGCATGGATTAATTTTTGGGGCTCAAGTTGTTGATTATGAATATCAAGGAGAAATTCACATAAGCCTTATAAATACTAATAAAGATATAAACCCTCCATCAGGAAAGGGCATAATTGAAATAACTCCAGGGATGAAAGCAATTCAGTTTCTTGAAATGCCTATTTATAATTCTGAAATTGATATTGAAGAAAATAAAACCCCTGAACAATTTTACAAAGATATTGTTACTACAAGGGGAGCTGATGGATTTGGATCAACCGATAAAAAATAAAAAATGGAAAGAGAAGACGTTTATAAATTAATTGATGGCGAAAGGGAATATCAAAACAAAAGATGGATTGATGATAAAATGCCATCAGGAACTCATGTTCATACCCCAGAGGAATGGATTGTTTATATGGAAGATTATTTAGCCGAAGCTAAGCATATTCTTTCACGTCAGGAAGCACCGGGATGTTATCCCGCCGCGATGGCAATTATAAGAAAAGTAACAGCTATGGGAGTAGCTGCAATGGAACAAATTGAAACCCCAGCAAGATGAAAATTAATCTAGAAAAACTAAAAGAGGTCGAAGAACAATATAAGGAACAAGGCCTCCCTAATTACACTTTGCATCTGATGTTGTCAAGAGTATTAGGATTTGAAGAAGCTCCTTATTCTTTAGCTCCAAATAATGTGGTACTTTCAATAAACACATTAAAGGATCTTGGGATTATCGAATTAGAAGATAATACTAAGAAATCAAAGAAAGTAGAACAAATAAATTCATAAAAATGGCAAAGCCAATCATGATTATAAATTATTGCATATCTGGCATGTCTAGGACATCCGCTATCAATAATTTAAGAGAACTTCAGGAAGTATTAGAGGATTCTAATGCAAACGATGAATATTTTACTTTTATTCTTCCTGTAAATGGAGATTCTCATATTCAAGTTTTTTATGAAAAGGATTTCGACGATATTAAATACAACGATCTTAAGAAAATGGTCGAAGAAAAAATTTCCTCTTTGAAAGATCAACCGGATACTGATGAAATTGATGAATTTGATGAGGATCTATTTGAAGAAGAGCCTTCTAAGTTTACAAAATTTTTAAGAAAAATCGGAATACTTCCAAAATGATAAAACAAAAAATTTACATTGCTTCTCCCTATACTCATGGGGATAAGCTACAAATGGTACAATTACAAATTGATGCTTGGCATGTTTTAAGAGATAAGGGATTTATACCAATTGCTCCTCTTTTAACCCACTTTATTAACGAAATTAAAGAAAGAACTCATACTGAATGGCTTGAATACGATTTTGAAATATTAAGAGTTTGCCAAATGGTGGTCCGATTAAGACCTGTTGATGAATTTGGCGATGAAATACCTTCAACAGGAGCGGATATGGAGGAAGCTGAAGCAAAAAGATTAGGATTACAATATTATGAATTTAAGACTGTCGAAGAAATGAAAGTTTTTTTCGATGAAAATTTTTAATTTTCTCTATGCAAATTAGGCCTCGAAAGAGGCCTTTTTTATTTAACGAATTTTTATATAAACTTTTCCTTTCCCCCGCATATAATCTTAAAATAACCATGTAATTATGATCGTGAATATAGAACAGCGTAAGGGAAAGTTAATTGTTTCCTATATCAATAAGGAAGGAAATATTTCTTTTATGCAATTAAATATCCCGCCAGCGCATCAATATGTTTATGTTTATGCAAAAGGTGGTGGCGCAGACTCCAGAGTTAGATCCTGGGATAATCGTCCAGTTAGAAAAGTTCCAAGTGAATTTCTTTCAAGATATAGAATTCAGGAATTTTTTGTAGATGCTGGTGAAGAAATTGTGGGACCTTTATTTGAACGTAATAAGCCAAATGCTTATTCGTGTGATATTGAGGTTGACGTAGATGAAGAAATTGGTTTTGCAGAACCCCGAGACGCTCTTAGTAGAATTAATACTATTTCATGGAGTAATAAGGACCAGGTTATCGTATTTGGATTAAAAGATCTTTCAGCTTCTCAGATCGATTCTATAGAAAAAAATATTAATCACCACTTAGAGAAACTGGGATTAACCTATAGATTTATTTATAAGAAATATGAAAATGAAGCAGACATGCTTTATGATTTCTTGTGGAACTATGCTCGCCATGCACCTCTTATCATAGGGTGGCACTTCTGGAATTATGACTGGAGATATATTTATAACCGTTGCCAAAGATTGCATTTAGATATATCCTGGATGAGCCCCACCAAACAATGGTTCAAACATAGGATTATGGATAAAAATCAGAGAGCTGAGGTTATGCTTCCTCAGCATAAACTGATTGTCGACTATATGGAACTCTATAAAAAGTGGGATAGGGTTATCGATCCAAAGGAAAATATGTCTTTGGACTTTGCAACTGAAGCAGCTTTGGGTGTTACTAAAGTTAAGTATCCAGGATCATTTACGGAACTTTATAGAAAGGATTTTGATCAATATGTATTTTATAATGCTATTGATGCCATTCTCGTAGAACAAATTCATTATAAATTAAAAACTTTAGGTATATTCTTAGGCTTAGGAAACCTTACAAGAGTAGAAGCGATGAACGCTTTTTCGCCGATTTATATGCTTGAAGCTACAGCAACCAGATATGCTTATGAAAGAAATTTGGTATTTCCCCAAGAAAAGAAGGAAAGGAGAAGAGAAAGTTATGAAGGAGCTTTTGTATTTAATCCAACTCCGGATCTTTATGAGTGGGTAGGATCTTTTGACTTTAACTCTCTTTATCCTACTATTATGAGACAATTCAAGATCTCAATAGAAAATTTTATTACAAAGGATAAAAATTTCAAGCCTAATCCTCAACAAGTTAAATGTGCATCCGGTGCAGTTTTTGATGCTTCCTATGAGCCTCTTCTTCCAGAAATTTTAACGGATTATTATTCTCAGAGAAAGCAAGCACAGAAGACAATGAAAGGTGCAGAAAGCGATTTAGCAGATCTTCAGAAGATACTAAAAGAACGAGAATTATCTGCATCTGATTCCCTAAAATCTTGACATCAAGGTTTGTTAAAGGGGGGTATATAATTTACCTAAAAATAAATTAAAATAACTAAAATAAAATATGGTGGAACGATACACAGAAGACCAGTTGCGACAATCTGGTCTTCAGTATTTTAAAGGAGATATTCTCGCAACAAATGTATGGATTAAGAAATACGCACTCAAATCAAAAACAGAAAATTACTACTTAGAACTCTCGCCAGATGAAACAATCAAAAGATTAGCAAAAGAAATTCACAGGATTGAACAGAAATATCCAAACCCCCTATCTTACGAAGAAATTTACGAATCATTTAAAAGCTTTAAATCCTTTATTTTTGGAGGATCTATCCAATTTGGTTTAGGTAATGCAGACCAAATATCCTCTTTGGGTAATTGCTTCTTCATTGATAATGGCTCGGATTCTTATGGTGGTATCTTTAATACAGATGAATCCCTTGTTCAATTAATGAAAAGAAGAGGCGGAGTTGGGATTACTCTTGAACATCTTCGTCCAGCTACAGCTACTGTAAATAATGCAGCCCAATCTTCAACAGGGGCTACTTCTTTTATGGATCGTTTTTCTAATTCCACAAGGGAGGTTGCTCAGGATGGAAGAAGGGGTGCTTTAATGATTACAATGCACATAAATCATCCAGACATCTTGGATTTTATTATGAAAAAAGATGATCTGACAAAAGTAACTGGCGCTAATGTATCTGTTAAGGTTACTGATGAATTTATGAATGCTGTGGAAAAAGATGAAGATTATCTCTTAAGATGGCCTGTTGAATCTTCCCAACCTAGAATGCTTGAAAAATTTACTTATAATAAGCTTCATCGGACAGAAGATGGTTCTTATGTTAGACGAGTAAAAGCTCGAGAAATTTGGAATACCATTGTTAAACAGGCTCATAAAAATGCTGAACCCGGAGTTCTATTCTGGGATAATGTTATTAAAGAATCCCCAGCAGATATGTATAGCAATTTAGGGTTCAAGACATTAGGGACCAACCCTTGTATTGCAGGGGATACATTAATTGCTGTTGCCGACGGAAGAAATGCGGTTTCTATAAGTGAATTATCAGAAATAGGAAAAGATGTTCCTGTATATTGTACTAACCCCATGACAGGAAGAACAGAAATTAAATGGGGGAGAAATCCTAGAAAAACAGGCATAAAAAAAGAAGTATGGAAATTAAAATTAGATGATAACTCTGAATTAATTGCAACTCCGGATCACCAGATATTTACAACTAAGTTAATTTATAAATCCCTTAAAGACTTAGTGCCCGGTGAATCTATCATGCCTTTTTACTCTTATAATTCTAATAATTATCGTCAAATTTCTCGAACAGGCTCATTAATGTCCGGGGGGAACTATAGAAGCCGACGACAATATCATTTAATTCACGAATTTTTCAATGGAAATATAGATCATAAATTATATTCCGTTCATCACGAGGATTTTAATTCCAAAAATGATCGAATTGAAAATTTGAAAAAAATGTTAAGATCGGAGCATAAAAACCTTCATTCAGATTTAATCAGGGGGGAAAAAAATCCTTATCATAAAATGGATCCTGATTGGAAATTTAGATTTGCTTCTCACCCAGGAAAAACTAATCCTCGATATATCGATGTTTCAAATGACGAACTAATTAAATTCGGCAAAGAATTATTCAGGGAAAAAGGAAGAATAACTCGAAAAGAATGGATAAATTTTGCAAAAGAAAAAGGATTGCCAGTTAAATTGGCAAACAATTTTAGGTTTCAATCTTTTACAAATTTTAAAAATCAAGTATCAGAAAATCATAAAGTAAAATCTGTAGAATTTTATGGATATGAGGATGTTTATAATTTAACTGTCGATGATTATCATAATTACCATATAATCACCTCTTTTTCCGACGAGAAGTTTATTAAATCCTCCGGAATATGTATAAAAAATTGCGGAGAAGTCCCCCTAAGTCCTTATGATTCATGTCGTTTGGGAAGTATAAATGTGTATACTCTTGTTGAAGAACCATTTACAAAGGATGCTCGAATTGATTGGGCAGAATTAGCTAAAAGGTCTAAGATGGCACAGAGATTCATGGACGATATTGTCGAAGCAGAAGAAGAAAAAATTCTTCTAATTATAGATAAAATTGACAAGGATCCGGAGCCAGAAGAACTTAAAAGAACTGAAAGAGAAGTTTGGACAAAAGTTCTTAAAGTATTAAGAAACGGAAGAAGGACTGGAGTAGGAATTTTAGGGCTCGGAGATATGTTCGCAGCTTTGGGAATGAGATTTGGAACTCCCGAAGCTACTGAATTAGCTGAAAAAATTCATAAAGTTATTGCTATTAATTCTTATAGGGAAAGCGTTAATCTTGCAAAAGAAAGAGGATGTTTTCCTATATGGGATGCTGATAAAGAAGCTATGAATCCTTTTATTAGAAGAATCATAAGCAAGAATTTTGATAATAAAGAATACGAGAAATATTTACAATATGGTCGTAGAAATATTGCCAATTTGTCTATCGCTCCAACAGGATCATTAGCCATTTTGGCACAAACTACTTCTGGCATAGAGCCCGTATTCAAAATATTCTATCATAGGAGAAGAAAAGTTAATCCCGGAGAAGAAGGTGTTAAGGTTTCTCATGTGGATGAAAATGGCGATTCTTGGGAAGAATATAATGTAATCCATTATCCATTTATTGAGTGGTTTAGTGCTCAAACAGATGGAAAAATGACTTTTAATGGAGCCAAAGTATTTTTGGAAAGTCAGGGTGAAGAAGAATTAAATAATCTAGTTGCTCAATCTCCTTGGGCTAAATCAGAATCTCATGATATTGACTATCTTGAGAAGGTCAGAATGCAGGGTCGAATCCAGAAATGGATCGACCACAGCATCTCTGTAACTCATAATCTTCCGGAAAAAATTTCTATAAAAGAAGTTAATGACATTTATTTTCAAGGTTGGAAAGCTGGATGTAAAGGATTAACTATTTATAGGGAGGGATCAAGATCCGGTGTTCTTATTTCTAAAAAAGAAAAGGATACTAATGAATTTAAGGAAACTCATGCACCAAAAAGGCCTAGAGTTTTAGAAGCAGATTACTATGTAGCAACTGTCAAAGGAGCTAAATTTGCAGTTATTGTTGGTTTATGGCCCGGAACAAATCGTCCCTATGAGGTTTTTGCATTTGAAAACCCTCCTATGATGAAAAATATAAGAGGAAAAACCGTTAAAGTTAAGAAGGGGGAATATAAATTTATAAATGGTGAATTTGAAATCCCTAATCTCCAGCTGGCCTCTACAAGAATTGAAGAAAGAACTTTAACACTCTCTGCTTCAATGCTTTTAAGACATGGGGCTCCAATAAATCATGTAAATCATGTAATTTCTAAGATTGATAGTAATATTGCTTCTTTCTCTGCTGCTATTAGAAGGTATCTTTCCAGATATGTAGAAGACGAGATAAATGGTGAAGGATGTCCAAATTGCGGAGATAAACTTATTATGCAGGATGGATGTGTTAAATGTGTCAATCCGTCTTGTGGTTTTTCCAGATGTGGTTAAAAATTAACAAATTTTAACAAAAACTTACATTTATCCCATCCATATAATAGATAAATACTTAAATTAATCTATTATATGGATTTTTCTTGTGACCCGGTTAAATGCTTGGAATGCGGAAAAGAGTTTCCTTATTCTAATGGATATTTTGTTTCCCATTTATCTAAAGAACATAATTTAACTCTCAGACAATATGTTGTAAAATGGGAATATAATAATGATGAAGACAAAGTTCCGAAATGTCAATGCGGATACTGTGATGAACCCGTTCCTTTTTATAGAGGGCAATTTCTTATAGGACAAAAATTAAGAGCTCATCAAAATCACAATTGGTTAAAAGAACAATATATTAAAAAACATGGTGTTCCAAAATGTAAATCATGTGGAAAAGAAAATGATAATTTTTATCGGGGTAAACCGAGAGAAAATTGTCATAAGTGTGTAAAAAATGGAAAGATTAATCAGGATAATAAGTCCCGGTTTGGATCCTCTGAAAAAACTATATCTACCCTTAAAAAAAGATACGGAGTTATAAATACTAGTCAATTTCCTAAAAATAGAGAAAATGCTTCCAAAAGAATGATCGAATATAATTCTAATTGGAAGAAAAATCATACGATAAAAAAATATAAAAATACAGAACTTTACTATCAATCTTCATTTGAATATGATTTTTTGCAATTATGCGAAAATAAAGGTATCCTCTCTCAATTGAGTAACGGCCATTCTTATAATTATTTGCCAGAGGATAGGAAATATGGAATTCGACTAATGACAGATTTTTCAATCGATAATTATGAGATAGAAATAAAATCCTCCTATATTATGAAAAAACAAGGAGGAATAGATGCTGTATTTGCAAAGAAGAAAGCAGTCGAAACATCCGGAAAAAAATATATCTTTATTTTAGATAAAGATTATTCGGGTTTGGAAAACATAGGTTTTTTATGGAATATATAAAGAAAATACTTAATAGTATGGAAAAGTTTGTATACGAAAATTTAGACGAATTTCTAAACGAAAGATTTGTCGAAGACCCTGAGGTGGATGGATCTTATGAAGAAAACTTCCCAGAGGATGAAGAGGAATCTGAAGAAATAGAAGATGAAATAGAAGATGAAGAAATAGAGGAATCCCCCAAAGAAGAAACAGAAGAAGAATCAGAAGAAGCCACTTCAAATAAAAAAGGATTCCATGAAAATATAGAAGATAGTACTCTTGAAAATGAGGATTTTAGAAGAGTTCTATATACAGGAGAAAATCTTCAATTAGTTGTAATGACCCTACAAGAAGGAGAAGAAGTTGGAGAAGAAATCCATGAAAATGATCAATTCTTTAGATTCGAAGAGGGGGAAGGAATTTGCATCATTAATGATAATGAATATGAAGTAGAAGATGGATCGGGGGTTATTGTTCCAGCAGGATCTAAACATAATATCATTAATATCGGAGAAGGCCCCCTAAAATTATATACTCTTTATTCTCCTCCGCATCACAAAGATGGTGTAAAATATGCCTCTAAAGAAGAAGCTGAAGAATCTTCAGAAGAATTTGATGGCGAAACAACAGAATAATTTAAAATGCTTGTAAGAGAAAGCGTTAATTTCATTAGAGGAGACAGAGATGAAGAATCTGTTAAAACTAGTCTCTTTGGGATTAGAGTGGGGCATATTGTTATTCCTTCGAAGCTTCCTCCATTTCCTAATTCTAGAAGCGGAGTTACTATGCCAGCTTATTTAGTAGAATCGATTTATGATGGGGAAACCATTAAAAGATCTCTAAGACTTTTAGGAATTGGATATTTCTATAATCTAAATTTTCGTAATCCTGGTGATACCCCCTCTCAGTGGTTTAGATTTTCCTCGGGGTTTTCCGAATCTATTGGCGAGGAAAAAGATTATAAACCAATCGATTCAATTTTAAAAGAAATGATACTCGATTCTTTAAAAAAAGAACCGGAAAGAAGAACCTGGGAAGTCCATAAAATGAATTTTTATGATAGATCTGGCGGAAAACCCATTCTATTAAAAGAGGAA